AAGCGTTGCAAGTGCATCTACGTTTGCAGCGTTAGTTATCTGTGTACACATAGCGTTAGCTTTGGTTCTAACTGCAGCTCTTTTAGTTGTAATAGAACTAGGCACTGCTGTACCACCTTCTGCAGCCCTAACAACCATCCAGTCTGTCGGTGCTAAGTTACCACCAGCTTGTGCGTTGATAGTATCTATATGACCTTGACGAATACCCGGTTGTTTAACTTCACCCTCAGTACCAAGACCATCGGTTTCGTTTTGTGCTGTAAAAAGTACATCGTCTAAAGGTAAAGCTGTGGCTGTACCATATGAAGCTGTGACTGTTCCATCTGCAAACGCAAAAGACTGGTTTGTATTAATATAATATGCAGGGTCTTTATAATTGGTGTTGTTAATTACAACCTCATAAATCCCTATAGCTTCTAGCTCTGAAGAACTCCAAAGCATAAAGATATTACTAGGATAATTTACATTACCTATGGTTAAAGCTTTAGGTCTTGCATAGACCTTTGTTATGTTATTTGATTCTACTAAAGCCCACATATTTTACCTCGCTGTTGTTGGGATTCCTGTTGATGTTACGAATGGATTTTCTGCAAATGCCATGTAAAGATAATCTGCACCACTTCCATTTTGTGATGCATCTGTTAATCTTATTTTAAAACCATTACTTAATATATCTAAATTATGATATGAAGCTCCTGTATATTCTGCACTCGTTTCACTCGCATAAATACTAGCTACATTATCATCTCTATTAACAGGTTTTCTAGCACCGTCATACATAATCCAAACTTGAGTAGCATCTAAATTTTTAATTAATACAAAAGCAGGTTTGAAGCCTGTATAGACGAACGGACCACTTGCATTTCCATTACCTATATAGTGTCCAATTTTACTATAGCCTTGTATGCTTTTAAAAGCATAAAACATATAGTGAGAATTAACATGATTTATAGCTTGGTGACTGTTCAAAGGTGCTGTAGTGCTAGTAAAAGCAATATTACCCCACATAGTAGTGTTATTAGCTACTGCCATAGTAGTATCTAAAAATACATGCTTACTAGCATTGTTTAAAAAGTTAGGATGATTTGGTGCTCCTATTACCCAATATTTTGTACCTGAACCTGAGTAACCTTTTATCATAAAAAGGTCGGGTATAGCTCCGAGTCCGTGTCCTATTGTTTTACCATTAGCACTAGTTCCTTCATAAGTACCTATACTAATACCTGCTGTTAAATTAGTCTGTACTGAAGTTGTAATATTACCATCTGTATTATTTGCAACAGTTCCACCATTTACTTTCCATTGCCAAGCTACAAAAGTTTCTCCGTTATCGTTTTCTGTATTTCCTGAACCTAGTCTAAATCCATCAGTTTGAAAATCTAAAACACCGTTTGTACTAGTATCTTGATTTGAAGAATTATCTGGTTCAACTCTGTTTTCATCTCCTCTTATAGAATCATAAAAATAATGTGTTTTACTTGTACTTCTACATTTACCCCAAATTATGTCTGGTGCTAAATCTGAATTACCATCGTTGGTTATAGTATTAAAACCAGAATTTCCTGTGTATAAAGCAGTCTGAAAAAATGCAGATGGGTCGTCTATTGTTGTATAAGCTGCCATATTATCCTCCGTACTCCGCTAAATTTTTAGTGCATATGGCGTAGTAGCCTGATGGTGGTGCGTATTCAAAAGTTCCGTAGCCATTGGCATCACTTGCTGCACTTGAGATTGTATTGATTGTGTAACCACCAAAGTTTATATTAAATGTCCTACTTTCATAATTTTGCAAAAATGGAAAAACTGTTCTTCCTTGCATTTCTGTAATCAAATCACGAGTTAAAATTAAACTACCATTAGCATAATATTTAATTGTTTGTGTAGAACTATCCATATCTAAAGCTATTCCTAAAGTGTCACTTGTAGTTAAAGCAGTAAATTGACCTGCACTACTTTCACTCAAACTTCCTGCGTAAGAATAGTATCTTCCTTGAGGTTCTATGGTCATTTGATAGTTTTGTGTTAATCCTTGTCCGCTAGAGATATTGCTATCACCATCTGTTGATATGCCTATAAACTGAGAACCAATAGTACCTGATGGTTTTGCTTCCCAATACCATTTACCATTTGTTAAACCTATAGTAGCTTTTGCATTTTCATCTGTTGAATCACCATATGCTGCTACTGTTGCACCTTCTTTAATAGTTGGTTGGTATTGATATGCCCATAAAGGATTCCAAGTACAAAAATTATTAGTAGGTGTGTCAGTTGCTTGGTCGGCTGATGTGACGTTGACTAAACCATTTGCATCGTGTCCTTCACCACTAGAATCCTCACCTAAACTAGAAGCGTTATCAAACTTATAATAAAATCCTATGTCTCCATAACCACCATCTGTGTATTCTTTTGGAATCCATATGCCACTATCTGCATCATACTCACCAAAATCAGATGCTTGTTTTGCTGTTCCATTTAGATAATGCGTTTCTGCTATATATGCTGAAAAAGGAGAACTACCCCAATAACCATTACCTATTCTTATTGGAGAAGCAGCACCAGCTTCACCAATTTGAAACTCATCATTTAAGCCTGGATAAGTTTCTGTATCAAAATTAGTAACTTGTTGTCCGTTAATCCAAAGTTTTATTCTATCACTAGATGTGCTTTGAGTTGTATCTAGTGTCCAGACTATATGATACCAAGCTGAAGTATCTCTAAATACTTGTGTGGTTAGCAAATCGCCAGTATAAGCAGAACCAGTATACATTCTAATTGATATTTTATCGTTAGAATTAATTTGCATACCTGTAGAAGCAGCGTAGAAAAGTGCATTAATACCAAAACCTCCATTGTAACTTATTTCAGTTCGTTTAATCCAAGTGCTAAAAGTCCAAGTTTTTCTGTTTCCTGAGTCTGTAGTACCAGTTGCTCGTACTTGCTCAGAATTAGCTCTTTCTAACTTCAAAGAGTTATCAATCTCATACGGTCCAGTAGATACACTTCCACGATTAGCTGTGCGTTGTAATACTTCCATAGATTATTAAGTTTGTGCCATGTTCTGTACTCTGCCAATCTCTTGCCAGACAGAACCATTGTATCTAAAACTAAAGATATCAGTCTTGTTAGCTGTAGCAGTCACCGTAGGTGCTGTACTAGCTGCAAATTCAAAGACTGTGTTCCAAGCTATTGTACGAGCTGTACCACCTTGTGCAAGTTCTACAGAAATAATTGCACCCTCTACAGCGTTTGATGGTGCTGAAAAAGTCGTATTTTCTGTAGTTACATGATAGGCGTTGGCTGCTGCTGCTGCATCCCAAGCTACTGCGTTAGAGCTTGAGGTAATTGCAACTTGTGTAATTTTTGCTGAAGTTGATGCAGTTGCGACTGTAAAGACTCCAGTTGATGCTGAGTTAGCACCAATGGGTGCGCCATCAATTGCACCACCATTAACATCAATGGTTGTAAAACTAGCTGATCCAGTTGAGGTTAAAGTACCACCAACTGTTAAAGTTTTACCAGAGCCAACATTGAGGCCCACACTTGTTCCGTTTCCTGCATCTGCAAAAAGACCATCTAAAGTATCGAGGTCGGTGTTTAATTTTCCGCCCCAGGTATCAGTAGATGCACCGACTTCGGGTTTTGTTAAGTTTAAATTTGTTGTGTATGTATCTGCCATATTATTATGCCGCTTGTTCTTTTGTTAATTGAGTCCATGTAGTGTCAGGATTCTGTATCACTTCCCATTTTAGACCACCACTTGCTGAAAATCCACTTAATTCTTGACCAGGAATACCGCCTGTTACTTTACCTCTATCGATCTGTCTACCAATAGCTGTAAAGTCTGATGTCTCTGCACTGATTGCTGATGCTGCTATGGTGTATCGACCTGTTGCAGTCATGTTTGATACTGCTGGGCCTAAGACAACACCACGATCTATTTGTCGACCTACAGCACTCATGCTGGAAGTCTGTGCTATTGTGCTAGAACCAAAATGAACTCTATGGCCAACAGCAGTCATGCTACTGGTTTGTGCTAGGGCTGAAGATCCACGATCTACCTGGACACCTGTTGCAGACATACCAGATGTCTGTGCAATGGTTGCAACACCACGATCAAGCTGTCTGCCTATTGCAGATGCACCTGATGTCTGTGCTATTGTTGCGGATGCTTCCTGATACTGCGGAGTGCCATAAGCGGCAATTCCGTAGTTATATGAGCCATAGCCTACTGAGGCCATGGTATTAAGCTAATGTGATGTCTAAATCACCAGCATCAAATCTGAATACATCACCAGAACTTACAACCTTAGATGTATCTAAGTTTGCGTAGGCAAGTAAGTTGCCGCTAGTTAATGCATCCATAATACCTACTGCAACTACAGTTCCGTAATTGGCTGTAGCTGTTGGGTATTCTACTGCTGCTGCGTTTGTCGCTGTTGTAGGGGATGTGCCTGAGACATTAAAAGTAGCAGTTTTTCTTACATAAGCTCCACCGCTAACTTCAGTACCGCCACCAGTATCAGTAGGTGCTACTGTATACAATGCAACATACAATGTTCCTGGTGCTGTATAAGCAGTACCGCCAAATACATGGTCAAGTACCTTGTCTTCTAAATAATCACTAAATCCAGCCATTTTTTATACTCCTAGTTATTACCAAAATAATAAATATCTTTACTGCGTTTTCCGTAAGTTCTTCTTCTTTGCATTAAAGAACCTTTAGAGAACTCAGCTTTTTCTTGCTCTAGTCTCATTTCTTCTAGAGCTTTCTCGAACTGTGCTGTAAATAATGGCACTCGTTCATCTTCCATTAAATAGATAGAAGCGTGTTTTAATGATCCATAAAGGTAAGCATCTGGATATCCTGTGGATAAAAAGTTACTCGTATTAGAATCGCTTAACGCATCTATCTTTCCGTAGTAGGTTAATTGTACTGTATAACTTCCGTCTGGGGTAGGTGCAAATTCAATTGAATCATCTACCAATGCAAAATAAATTGGTTGCCCTGTTACATTGTCATTGGCTTTTCTATACACATCCATGGATTCTATGGATTGCTGAAACAATGGCGAGAAATCACCACCATCAATTTGTAAGTTTATAGCTTCT